AGGCAACCTTCACATCATCAGGATATAAGACACCAGCATATCTTGAAAAAGATATTAGATTGACTGAACTTGCGTTAAAGCAATTAAACAAGAAATAATTTACAAACCCTGACGAAAGTTGGGGTTTTTTGTTGTATCTTTGTATTGTTATGGCAATCGTATATCAACATATTAGAAAAGACACAAACCAAATATTCTATATTGGTATTGGTAAAACTGAAAAAAGAGCGTATGAAAAAGATGGTAGAAATCTATATTGGAATAGAATTGTTAATTTTGCTGATTATATAGTTGAAATTATACATACTAATATTTCTTGGGATGAAGCTTGTGTTCTTGAAAAATATTATATTAAAAAATATGGTAGAAGAGATATTAATACTGGTATTCTTTGTAATCTAACTGATGGTGGTGATGGTAATGTGAATTGGACACCATCTTTAAGAATTGCTCAATCTAATAGGATGATGGGTAAAGTAGCATATAATAAAGGTATTCCAAAACCATTAGAAGAAAAACAAAAAATATCTAAAACAAGAATTGATAATGGACTTGCTAAAGGTGAGAATAATCCTATGTATGGTAAAACTGGTGAATTATCACCACACTATGGTAAAAAAAGACCAGAACACTCTTTAGTAATGAAAGGTAGACCAAAACCTGAAGGTTTTAGTGAAAAGTGTAAAATTAACAAACAGGGTGAAAAAAACCCACAAACTAAATTAAAAGAGTGTGATGTTATTTGGATTCGTAATAATTTTATTAAACATCATATTGAATATGGTTTAACTCCATTATCAAAAAAATATAATGTTTCACTTGCTACAATATCAAATATTGTTAATAATAAAGTTTGGAAACACCTTTAATGGTGTGGATTTGGTGAGTTAGACGCGCTCCCATACCATGTCGGAAACCCGTTTCCCGAGCAAAGGGGGCCCATCATATTAAAGTTTCCGTTCCAACCACCCCTACTATAAGAATAACCACCACCAGGTAGTGTTACACTTGCTCTAAATGGAGTATCTGTTTGTGGTGGTAATTCTCCATTATTTAAGTTTCCACTGAAATATTCTGGATACCATCCTGACCTGAACAACAAGTGTCTTCTCAATAAATTGTCTTGAAACTCGGCAGTATTTTTTGCGTTAGATTTAAGATATTGTAATAATTTAAGGTCTATATTAGTACCTTGTTCGTTTCTATTCTGAACCAAACCTACATTCATGAACTTTACAAAAAAGTTGTCTAAACCTAACATATAAGAATATGCGATAAGTGTAGGTTGAATAAAGTTATCCATTAAGGCTTTGTATCTATAAAGTGATGCATCAGTATTGATGGTATTATCATCAACAATTCTTAACAAATATTCATAAAGATTTGTTCCTAAAGATTCAGTCATATAGATTGATTGAGCCGTTTGTATACAATAGCGTAATTCCGATGAATCAACATTATCGGTAATTGGCGAATTATCTTTTAGTTTGGTTTCTGAAATGAAAAGTACATTATAAGCCATATTATATGATATTGTTTTGTGTTATGGTTAAGTTAATTTGTTCATTGGGGTAAATAAGTTCTAAAATCGGGGTTAATTCTCGGTTTAGAAACTTTTGTAATGGGTAAATACTTGTTGATAGAAACAACTTAAATCCTGTTTCTAATTGTTCTGCTGAACTTGAAAACCCTGTTCTTTGTGGGAGCCCAATAATTGATGCATCAGGGATATTATGTCCACAAAGTATCTGATGCTGGCATAACTCAAATATACTTGAAAAATAACCATCTTCCACATTTGTCTGTATCTGTGTAATATCAGGTTTCTGTCCTTCTTCACCATAAGATATGATTACTCTGTTTGCGTTATCTGCACCCATGTACCTGTCTTCAATCTTTCTTAATACATTATTCTGTTCGTATTCTGAATCAGGGGCTGGTTGATTAAAGTGTACCCACATACCCATAGAACAACCATTGATGATGTTGGCAAGGTTATATACAGTAATCTCGTGGTTTAACTTAATGTCGTTAATACAAGCAAGATATGATGGAACACCATAATACTCACTTTGAGGTCCATAAGTTCTAATGTGAACAATTTGTCTATTTGTGTAGTTCATTGGGTCAAACTCACTGAACTCAATAATGGAACTACCTTTTCTCCAATTAGCCCAATCCCTTGAATAAAGGTATTTTGTGGCTGGTTCACCTGGATGTTCAGGTTTATGAACTCTCATATATTTTGTTGGAATAACATGGAAACCTGCCAACCCTTTTGAGCGGTCTTTACGCCAAACCACCTCTAGGAAGAGATTACCTGTTACAATCAACTCAAAGAACATTTGTTTAGCAACATCATTGATGTATTGTTTTGAGTTAATCTTGTAGTCATTGATGTATCCTGAACCAACAGAGTTATCAACACGGGCTCTAACAGCAGAGTTGTGAATCGGTGAGGCGTCTAATAACATATACAACTCATTTGGAAATAAGTTGTCCACACCAAAAGATACAAAAGGTTGTCCCTTTGTTATCACCTCTTGAAATGATGTTATGGTGTTTACACCAAAGTTTAGTTTTTCAATATTTATCATCCTTCGTATATTTTATAAATATCACTTGTACCAGAGTAAGTGATAGGTTGTGTTGATGCTGAGTAATTCACTTGAGCAATTGTCTCATAAACTACATCATAGGCAAGATTGGGGTTTGTATTTCCTGATAAAGATGTAGATTGTTCCCACACCTTAACATAATACTCACCCTCAATTAAGTGAACATTTGTTTGTCCTGTTGTTGTTGCCCCAGTCAAGAATGCTTCGGGTTGACTTGGGTCTATTGTAATACTAAACAAATCATATCCAGGTGCATATCCTACACTTGGTGGTATTCTATATGGTACAAGCCTCCAAACTTCTTGTGATAGTTTGTGCTTGAAACTGAACAAATAACAAACAGAACCAGTCAAGTTTTTGTTTCTTGAACAGGTAGCGTTTGCGTTATTGTATCCTTCGTTTAGTATTATCATATTATTTTATTTCTTATGAATAGTTATGTCTTCTATTTCCGTAAATTACACTACCAAATACCTCAAATACAAAGATGTCTGTTACATTGTTTCCAGGGTCTTTAATTCCACCCTCAAATAAGAAAGTATAACCACCTGTAGCAGTCCAAGTCATAACATAGTTTCCATCAGTTTGAGTTTTAATCATAAATGAAGCACCATCTCTAACATTTGTAATGTTGATTGTAGATGTTCCTGTAATGTAGAATTGTGATTTAGCACCATTATCCAAATTACAAGTAAAGGTTGTTCCCGATGATACTGGTTGAACTTTTGTTGATGGTGTCCTCAATACTTGTAAATTATTTACATAGGTACAATCATTTATATTAGCGTCAGTATAACCTGATAATCCTATTAAAGTTGTTCCACTTGTATTTCCACTAATATTATTGTTAATACCACCAAATATGTTATTATTGTTATATCCTGCGGTTGTATTGATGGTATTATTACTACCAAAAATATTACCATATTGTGAGTTTCTAATTAAGTTTCCAGCACCAACTATACTTGATTGAATTGTTTCACTGGTTGAGGCACCTATAGCAATAGAATCACCACCCGAAGCATTTCCAAATCTACCAATAGCAATAGATTGACTACCTGATGAATTACCTTCCGCTCCAATCATAATTGAATATCCACCCGAAGCGATTGAAGCATACCCCATAACAAGAGAAACAAATCCAGATGCAGTTGAACCACCACCAAACGCAAAACCAAAGTCATTTGTTGATTGAACATTTCTACCAAATGCTATTGAATTGAAAAATGTTGCATTAGTATCAGGACCAATTGCTAAACTATCTGTCCCTGATGCTCCTATCGCATTTAATGTTCTATAACTATTACCACCTGTTCCTGGTATAAGTTGTGATGTATAACCACTATATTTATAGGTTTCAGTTTCACCGCTGTTATTCATTACGAACCATCTTAAATCCGCAGCGGAGCCAGTATAAGAAGGTAATTGACTAATTTTCGTATTTGCCATTTTGTTTTGTTTTAATTTTTATTTATGATTGTATTTCTATTATATCACTATTTTCAGTAGTTAAATTATCTCCTGTTTCAGCAGCAAGTTCTTTAGCGGTTACTTGGAAAGTCGCACCACCACTATCAAATGGAATATTCACATTCCAAGTTTGTCCCAAACCACTACTACTTGATACTGATACTAAATTACCACTATCAGTAAATAATAATGTTGTACCTGAATAATACTCTACTGTCGCATTCCATAGATTAACCCCTGCCACTGTTCCAACAGTTGTTTTAATTCTGTTATATGCTCCAAATGAAACACCCACAGATGATAATGTAAATCCACTATCCAAGTTAAGTGTAAAGTCATATATTACACCTGGTGATGGATAAGTCACTGGTATTGTTCCTGATAAAGTTGTTGGGTCAAATAAAGTAGAAATTGGATAATTAACAGAGTTATAGTTAATTGTGAAGGTCGTTCCACTTAAACCACCACCAGTACTGATAATTCTTCCCAATGTCTTATTGATGACTAATGTAGGTGTTGGTGTAGGTGTTTTTGTTGGAGTAGGTGTTAATGTCCTTGTAGGCGTATTTGTAGGTGTTGATGTATTGGTTGGAGTAGGAGTTGTTGCAGGTGTTCCTGTATTTGTTGGAGTATTTGTTGGCGTTCCTGTATTTGTAGGTGTAGGAGTAACAGCAGGTGTTCCAGTGTTTGTTGGGGTAATACTTGGGGTTGGCGTTAATGTAGATGTAACACTTGGGGTAGGCGTTGGACTAACAGGTACAGGAGTAGGTGTTGGAGTGGGTCCAATATCTTGGGTAAAAAATTGAACTATATCATCAATGGCTCTTTGTTCACCAAGATAATCACTAAACTTTTTTCTATAAAATACCTTACTCATTTAAGTTGTTTTCCAATTTTTTAATATATTCATTAACATCAACATTACAATCAGTATCAAAGGTATATTCCTTGATTCTAACCACTCTATTTTTGTCTTTACTCCATATTACCTCAAAGGTTATTAAACAGGTCTCTAAATCCAATTTAACACTCTTTATCTTATAAATATCAAACTCAATTCCGTCAATAAACATATTAGTTTCCTGTTGTACCTGATGGTGGGGTTATTTCAACAACTAACTCTGTTGGTTCTCCTAAAACAACTGGTAGTGTATCATTATACCATATAAAATAAAAGTCAGGACTACCATAACTAAACTCAAATGTAATCCAAGTTGTGGTTGTGCTTTCTGGTGATACAGGTATTCCGTAATATTGATTACATAATTCAACAGCGTTTATCGCTTCTATCTCGGTTAAATATTTGTATCCTAAAATTGTATTATACTCCATAGTAATTTATTTGATTATCGCTTATTGTGTTTAAGTTTGTTGTTTCATCGCTCGCATAAACAATTATTTCACCAACATATCCAGTCATAAAGAAGTCAAATAAACTTCTTGTTCCCGAGCGTAATGTTAGTGTTCCTAAATCATTTGTGAAATTGGTATTTGTTCCCCCTGATTGAACCTTTTTAATATACGCTCTATTATCACCAAAAAATCCAAAATTATACCTTCTAACAAACGCACCCTGTGTGTAATTGTTAAACGCTGTTCCAAAACTACCAGTAACATTTGTTCCACCATTATCAAATTGGAATTGAGCGCTTGAAAAATCTAACTTAAACGCATCACTTGATAAGAAAAACGCTGGACTACTACCACCTGTTCTTTGTGCTATAATAAATCCTGTTGCTCTTGTTTGTGCCCCAAATGCTGTTCCACCGCTGGTGACTAAATCAACACCACCATTAAAGTAGATGGTTGGTTTGTTTGTAGTTCCTGCTGTGTAAGTCACACCTGAATTGACGATAAATGGTTGTGAGCCTGCTGATGATTGAATAAAGTTATTCACACCACCACTTGAACCCTGATTATACCATCTTGTAATCCTACCTGTGCTTGAACCAACAAAAGATGATAAAGCAGATGTATCTAATTGATTATTCACAAATCCTATATCTTGTTCCGTATTATCACTTGTTCTCCTAACTCTAATCGCACTACCGGTATATGCTGTTCTCAATTTTCTTAAAGAATAAGCGACTAATGATGGGTAAGTATCCAACAATAATGGAACAGGAGTTGCTGTAGGAGTAGGTGTAGATGTAGTTGTATTAGTTGGGGTAGTTGTAAATGTTGGTGTAACACTCTGTGTTGGAGTGTTAGTAGGTGTCTCCGTATTTGTTGGAGTAAGTGTCTGTGTTGGTGTAACAGTAGGACTGGCAGTAATACTCGGTGTAGGTGTTGGT